CCCCGCAAAAATGATGTAGTTCACCACCTGATACGGCGGCATGTTCTGTGCGTTGCCAGTGCCAGCGTTCTGAATGGTGATGCCGGTGGCGGCGTATTGCAGATAAACGCCGGTCGTACGCTGATCGGTGTTGGTGATGTTGCCGCCAATAGCAGCGGTCTGCTCACCAGCACCACCGATAGCTTGATCAAACGGGTAGTAGTAACTGTGAAAGTGACCAGGGTCTAAGACGGTGTGAACGTGGGTCGGATCAGTGACACCGTGGTTATGCTGCTGCAACTGACTGCTGCCGCCAATGGCGCCCATGGCGGCGGCACCAACTCCGAGCGGAAAGCGATCCACCAGATTTGGCACATTGAACGTGGTTGAGCCGTTGCCCGCACCGTAGGCCGTGCCGCACACCGCAAACAGCGCCGCAAAGGTCGTGCGGCTCACCGCCTGGCCGTTGCACAGGAGCCAGCCGGCTGGCGCCACGGCGCCAGCAAACATGCTCATCGAGCCAACCGGGGCCGCACCCTGCGTGCCGCCACCGGGCGGCGATATCTGCACCCAGGCCGAGCTGTTCCCGTCATTCACGAAAACTGACAGCACGCCGGTCGTCAGATCGTACCAAAGATCACCAGCGTTGGGCGCCACTGGTGCCGTGGTCGATGCCGTGTACTTGACGGTGCCGGCACCGCCGGTTGCGGTGAGAGTACCGCCGGTGAACGTCAACCCGGTGCCAACCACCACCGGGGTCCAGGCACCAGGACCGGAGCGGTAGTAGATCGTATTGGCCCCGGTCAGCCCCGAGATCGTGGTCAGGTCGTCGTCGAGCGGCTGAAACGAGCCGCCGCCGCCGCCCACTGCGGTCGCCTTGGCCTGTCCCGCCGTAGTAAAATCCCACGTTACCGTTGCGGTGTTGGTGAGCACCCGCTCGGCAGTCAGCGTGGCGTCAGCGGCCGCGGTGACGTACTGGGCATTGAGCGGCGCACCGCCACCACCACCTCCTCCCGCGGCCGCAATGGCATCCAGCACGAATTGAGCATCCACCGCGCCGATGGCGTTGCGCGCCGTGAGCGGATCGCGGGCGGCGTCGAACTTGCTGCGAAACGGTATGGCGCCCGGTGGCTGTCTGGGGGACGACCACCAATCCGACATCAGTATCCCTCGCCGTCAGGCTGGGCCTCCACCTGTACGCCCTGCGCGTGGGTCCACTGCACCGCCTCGGGCACGAACACCCGGAAGCGATGCAATCGCGATGACGAGTACACCGGCGCCGAGCCGGTGCTGCCGACCGGCTGCGGAGCGCCGTAGGATTGCGGGTCTTGCAGCCGCTCGCGCTCACCCACCGCCACCGTCAGAGCATCGCCGGCCGCATCGATCAACGGGTAGGCCGCACTCACGAACGAGCGCATGCCGGGCGACAGATGGCTCTCGGCGGTGTCGATGGTGGCGGCCAGCGGCGAACCGTCCTGAAAACACAAAATGCCGTTGATGTCGATCGCCGCAACCACCGGCCGGCCACCAAAATAAGCCGTGCTGTCGAGCGACGGCGCCGCGCTGTCGAGCGGGTGATCAATTGGATCGCCGGGGATGTCGGTATCGAGGTCCACGCCTTGCGCTGCGAGTGTGCCCCATTGTTGCGCCGTTGGCCGGCCATAGCTCCACTTGTTGAGTGACCAATCGAACGCGATCACCCGATCATAGTCGGTCGAGGTGTCCGACGAATAGAACGCCCACAGCACCCGCGGCTTGCGCGGATCGGCATAGGCGTAGGTTTGATCGCGCCGCTTGGGATCAGAATTATCGCGGAACCAATCGTTGACGGCATTGGCGCCGATCGGCGGCTGCGGCGCACCGAGTGCATAGAAGCCGTCCTCTGCCACGAAGAACAGAATGCCGCGGGTGTAGATGAAGCCGTATTTCGCCATACATCCCTTCTCGCGCTCCACCCGCGAGAACGAGAAGATGATGAGGTTGTCGCCCGGCAAGAATTGCATGCTGCGGATCGAGCGATCCTGCACGACGAAACCCACCTCGCCGCCGGCAACGCCGATCACCGGGCCGCCGTCCGGCATCTCCTGAATGTCCGACAAATTAGTCCCGATCGTCCAGCCGGTGATATCGTTGATCGCCGACCATTGGATCATGCGGCGATTGCTGAACCCGGTTGCTTGCACCAATCCCGCTAGCACCAGAAAATCGCCGATCACGCAAACGCTGGTGGCCTTGGGCGGCGAGCCGCCGAGGTTGGCAAAATTGGCGCCGCTATCCACGTTTATCGTCTGTGGTGCGTCACCGATCTGCACCGCCACGAGGTTCTGGCCAAATTGCGCCCAGGTCCATCTGTCGCCTGGCGCCACGCTGTAGGCGCCGCCGGTGGTGCGGCTGATATCTACCCACGCCGAGCCGGACCAGCGATAGAGGTTCGTCGCCGTGCCGGCAAAAATCAAGTAGCTGCCGGTCAGCGTGCGCGCGAATGTCAGCCCGAGACATTTAGCCGGCAGTTGCGCGGTGGTGATCGGCGCCAATTTTTCCCACGGCACATACGAGTTGGCGGCCGGATAGACATTCTCGGCAATGGCCGCGAACTGATTATCGACCAGCGCAATGTCGGGCTTCCAATCCCCGAATTGCACGGCCTTGTCAGGTTTTGCCATTGAGCCGCTCCTGCCAGGCCGTCCGAATACGCTTCTGCAGAGCGGCGTAGGCGCGCAGGCCGCCGGCGTCGATCGCGGTGAGGCGATCATTACGCTTGACCAGCGCAAACGATCCCGCCTGCTCGCCCAGCATAAAACGCAGCAATTGCGGAGTGTGATAGATGACGATGATCTCCTCGTTGCAATCGAGCACGGCCTGCTGTTTGTCCGACAGCGGAATGTCGGCGATTTCGTTGCCGTCACCGTCGAAAATCATCGGCATCAGAAATACTCCGCTGTCCGCACGCTCGGGCTCGATGCGCCGGTGGTGAGCGCGTATAGCTGAATGATCTCTTGGAATAGCTCGTCGCGCCGCGCCTTGTGCAATTGCGCCTGCTCCATGTTGCGCCCGAGCACGCCAAGCTCGGTCAGCACACCCTCGACGTAGACATCGGGATTGGCGTCGATCAACCAATTGGTATTGAGGTCGTTGCCGACCAGCGTGGGGATTTTCTGGTAGTAGTCGAGCTCGTAGGCGTTGACGTTGTCGTCCTTCGGAAAGATGTAGATGACCTCACCCTCGATGGTGAACAGCTTCGGCCCCACTCGCCCCTCGAATGCCTGCGAGATATAGGCGGGGTGGACATAGTCCAATTCGGGATTGGGCGTGCGGCCCAACCACAGCACCGTGCGCCAGAGTAGATAATCGGGCGGCAGCGGTGCGGCGCCGTCGACCGTGTTGAACTCGATGAATGTTTCCATCGGCCGCACCCGCAGCCGGCGGTTGGCCGCGGCTTCGAACTTGATGGTGGCGTTGTCATATTCGCCGACAAACCGCTGGTGAAACAGGTGCGTGCTGACGGTGGATTTCAACTCGCCGTAATTGCTAATCGCCATCGCTGTTTTCCCTTATGCGTGGCGGTCGCCCGCGGCGTTTGGGCCGATCCGGGTCATCCTCGGGCGGATAATCCAGCGGCGGCGCGGGATACGGATGCGGAGTGGTCCACGTCGCCACGTCGGGCGTGTTCGTCCATGTTTCCGGTCCGATCAAGCCGATCGGCATCGACTGCTCGGGCTCGGGTTTTTTAGCCAGCTCCTCGTCCACCCGGAAGAACCGATTTCCGCGTGCCTTGTTGATCATCCACTCGTCGGTGATTTCGACCTTGTCGCCGGCGGTGAACAAGACGCCATTCCACACGCAGCTATCGAGAGGGGTTTCCCCCTCCCGATAACCTTCGGTGCTTCCAAGCCAGGTGATTTTGGCCATGACGCTTTACGATGTCGGCTTGATGAACTGCACGGTGACATAGGCATCGCCGGCGGTTGGGGATACGGCGAGGTTGGCCCACACCTGGGTTTCCGCCGCCAACGGCATCACCAACGCCGCCAACGGCGGCGTGGTCACCGTTCCCGCCGCTAGTGCAATACCAGCGGCAATATCAACACCGGCAGCAGTAGTGCCGAGATTGAATGTCGCCGTACCCGGCGTGATTGCTGTTTCCACGTTGGTGTTGATACCGAGGATGGTGGCGCCAACCGGCAGCGTGCCGATCTGGACGCTTTGCGTAGCTCCCGCGCCTGACACCGCAGTGATGCGGCCGGCGATGGACTGTACCGCATTGGTGAAGGCGTCGCGCGCCGCAACGTTGGTCATTAGGTTAGCAACCATTGCGTTCTCCTATTCGGGTGTTTCGGTTAAGCGTTGATTAGTCCGAAGCCGAGTTGAAGAACCCGGTTGCGACGCCCCACTGCTTGAGCGCAGTGCCTGACTTGGGATGCTTCTTGAAGATTTTTCCAATGCCAAACGCAGCCTCGATTCCTGTGCCGGTGATAAAGCCATAGTCATCTTCTTTTCGGAAGGTGGGCTTGGCCATCTGACCGTACGCAATCGCCGCCGCTTGCTGGCCGCACAGAAACACTGGCTCAACGCGCGTCGTGCCGTTGCCGGCAGTCTTCAGCGATGTCCAGATGTTGCTCACGAACAGCGAAATCTCCGGCACCAGCCGCACGATGCAGCCGTCCCAGAGAATATCACCGTCTTGGAAGATGGGGTTATCGGGTCCGCCGTTTAGCTCGCGGCCTTCACGCGCACGCGCGTTGGTGTTGGCCGAGAGAATGGTCGGGTCCATCTTCAGATCGCGGAACGTATTTAATCCCGCAAACACGACGTAATATTCGTAACCGTTTCGTGTTTTGTAGGGTCGAATGCGCGGGTTGGCTCCCATCGCAACACGCTTGAGCAGCGCAAGGTTTGGTCCCGTGAACTTGTCGGCAGTGGCGTCCACGTTGGCCAGCGACGTTGCATGGTCGGTGGCCGAGTTAGATGTCGCCGCACCGTAGAGAATGCGATCGACGTTATCGAGCCGCCAGGTATTGCGCTGCGCCGCCGTTGACAGATCGTACTGGATGCCATTGACGCGAACGCCGGGCGCCGGCTGGCTCTCCGTTGGCAGCGCCATGAATGCCGCGATGATTTCGTCGCGGGTCACCTCGTTGATCCAATCCGACAGCAACGGCTTTGCCTCGCCGAAGATGTCCGCACTGTCTTTCTGCATTTCGGATTTGGTGGTGACCACCGCATTGCGGCACCATTCCAACCAAATTCGATATCCGTAATCGTCGATCTTGTCTTCGTTGCCGACCAGTGGTCCGGTGGAAACACCAACGCCCTGCAGGCGGGTGACCAGCGGAATGTTCATCACTTCGCCACCGGCTTTCAATTCCATGCGGCGACGAATGATGGCGTTAACCTCATCGCTCATGTACGGGCTGAACATGTTCTCCCGTACCCACTCGCGATTGATCTGCTGCGTGAAGCGGATCAGTTTATTGTTGGGTTGGATGTCGGAAACAGCCATGGCTGTTGATCCTTTCTATATCGCGAAGACGGGCGTGAACGCCCTTTCGCTGGCTATGGCCATTCACCCAACAAAAAACCCGCCAGCGGCGGGTGTTTCGTGTCGGACGATCGGCCGGTTTACTTGGTGGCGAAATCGTAGAGGCTCGCACTGCTCAGATCGCCGCCATTGTCCACCCGGCCGGATGACGACCGGACCGACGACAGCGACGGTGGCAGTTGAACGTTGGGCGGACGAGATTGAGCACCGCTGCGGGCAGCACGCCGCTGCATCACATAGTCTTGCACCTTGGGATTATCGGCCCAGGCTTGCTGCTGCTGCCGTAACCAGGCTTGAGGATTGGAGCCAATCGCCGCTTGCGCGCGCGCCTGGCGATGCCATTGAACCAATTGACCGTAAGGATGCCCACTCTGCATGATCTGATTGAAGACAAAATGACCCTGCGGGGTGTTGCGAATTTGGCCAATGGCATTCAACGCGACGTTCACCTCTTGTGCGCCGAATTGAGTGTTGGCCATTTCCCGGCTTAGACCGTCTTTGATTTGCATCATGTAAACTTGCCCCTCCTGACGGAGAGGGTTCACAACCCGCTGATCCAAGTACGCCTGCGGATCATCAAAGATGGTTTCCGGTCCTTGCGGTCGTTGTTGCGGTTGCCCTTGGGGGAGCAATTGCTGCTGCAGTGCCAGGACGGCCTGCGTTAGCTGTTGCGTGTGCGCTTCCAGCCGTTGCCGGCGGTCGCGCTCCTCCATTAGCTCGCGCAACGGTACGCGGTGATCCTGCTGTGCCTGCTGCCCTTGCGGCTTTGGCGCGAATTTTCCTTGCGGATCGCGCGGCTGGCCCGGCTGTTGTTGCAGGTCAGGCCGCGTCGATGCCGGCTGATCGGGCGATGCGCCCGAAGACGGCGGCGACGACGGCTCCGAAGACGGCGGCGAAGACGGCGCCGGCGTCGGATCAGGGGAGTTTACCGCGTGGTCGAATAGCTGCCGATCGGTGACGGTGTTGATATCCGAACTATTGCCACTGATCGTACCTCCTACTGGTTCTGTGCTCATGGTTCATCCTTCGGCCGTATCGTGGCCGCGCTACGTGACGCCCAATGTCGCTTGGACGATGCGGAACGGACATGACGCGCGCTGTCCGAGCGCCCGGCTGTATCGTCGCCGGTCTACGAAGCCGTGATGTTGTGGCCGGTGACCACCTCTAGCGCCGCCTCTTGCTGGCGCGCCTGCGCCTCTTTCTGCGCGCGGAACATGTCGAGCTGCATGTTGTTCTGCGCCTTGTCGCGCTCGATCTGAATTTGATTGGCGGCCTTCTCGCGCTCTAGCTGCAACTCCAGTGCCGCCGCCTCGCGCTTGATCTGCAATTGCGATTGCGCGGTCTGCTGATCGTTGGCAATGCGCGCGGCCGCCTCCTGCTGCTGCAACGCCAGCTTGGCCTCGGCCTCCTTCTGCTTCGGATCGGGCTGCGATGCCTCTTGCTCACCAGCGTCGCGAAACTTCTTCTTCACGTCGGCCGGCAGCGGCGATGTCTCGATCAACACTTGCATCACCGCGGTAGCCTGGCCGGGCGAGAGCATCGGCGCCACTGACGGCAGCGCCTGCGAAATCGCCTCGTACGTGTCCTGCATCAGCGTGATGGTGTCCGGCCCCTCGTCCAAGATGATGTCGACATCCAACTCGCCGATCGCATTCCGCATCATCTGATTGCCGTCCCAGGCCAGCATCGGCTGACCGTCCGGCCCGTTGATCTTTTCATTGATCTGCACGAATTGCGGCTCGCCCTCCGCGTCGGTTACCCTGATCCAACGTTGGTTGTTCCAGTATTTCTGCGCCGCGTTGAACAGCGCGCGATACAGCCGCACCTTCCAACCGCGCAGGTTGAACATATACGGCCCCAAGCCGGCCAGGCCGGCCTGCTGCAGCAGCGCAATGGCACGGCCGGACGAACCGCCGCCAGAGGTCGCATCGCCGCCGATCATTGCCGAGTTGGGGCCGAAATTCTCAATTTCCGCCGCCGCGCTTTTCATGAATTCGAGTTGCCCCATGACGGCCGCCTGCTTGGCGGCGTCATCGAACTGAATATCTTGCATCGAGGTGTTGACCAACACGATGCCATCGGCGCGCGCCGCCTCGCGCCGGATTGCCTCAACGTTGGTGTCCGCGATCGCCGCCTTGGTGGCGATGATGCGCCGGTTGTTTAGCTCATGTAGCCCCTTCGACCGGCGCTGGTTAACTTCGTCCTGCGGGGACATGAGATTGCGCGGAAAACCATAGCGATCACCGTCGTGATCGACCGCGGCAGAAAACATGATGTACTTGCAAATCTGCTGGTCATTCTCGTCCGCAAACGGCGAGATACCCTGCATAAGTATCTTCGAACCCGTGTACAGCGCCCACTTCCAGCCGCCACGCGATTTGTACCAAATATCAACCAGCCGAACCTGTTTGAAATCGCCACGAGTTGCAAACCATCTGTTGTCGCGATCGGAATTGGACATCAACTCGCTGGTGCTGTCGACCGCGCCGGCAATGTCTTCCTCCATGCCCGGCAACAATTCGATCAGTTGCTCCTCGTCAACGAATTTGCCCATCCCCATGTAGCGCGCATCGGAAAAATCATTCTTGTAGCTTCTCGGATCATAAAAAAACCCGTCGTTGTCGACGGGTTCAAATGTGATGTCGTAGTCCGGCTTGTTGTCTGGCGGTGGTATGCCGCCCTGATCTTTTGCCTTGGGCGGAATTTTCCGCAGATCGAGCTCAACGCCGGCCAGGCCGTCTACTGCGGCCGCCTCGGTGGCGATCGGCGCCACTGCATTCCAATTGTTGTTGTCGAGCAAATAGCGCAGCACCGCGGTGGCTAGATCGGCGCCGGCCTGGTGCTCGGGCGTCCTGGGGAACGCTTTGGGGTCTTGCTTGAGGCGTTCGACCGTGCCGACGATGCCATCGATTTTCTGGCCGATCTTATTGTAGGTCACCACCGGTTGGCGCCGGTCATTGAATGTCTTGATCTGGTCGCTCGTCCACTGCGCGCCGTGGCGATAGCGTCGCGCCGTCTGCTGCTCCTGTATCTCCAGCATCTTGCTGTCGAGGTAAGTGGTGTAGGCGTTCACCAGCTTGTCGAGCGGCCAAAAACCCTGATCGTCTTCCTGCGCGCGCGGATCGTCGGTCGCTGTCTGGCGACCGGCCGAGCCCGAGCGGGTGGTGCTGCTGTAGCCGGTAAAATTGACAACATTGCCGACTGCCATGTCAGGCCCCCCTAATCGAACCGAGCGAATTCAGCGTGCAGGCGCTCGGCAGCTTCGCAATAGGCGGCATGTGCGCTTTGCTCGTCCTTGAACACGCCAAGCCGATGCAATTTGCCGTTCGCCATGATTTGCGAAATCCACTTCTGTCGTTTCCGAAACGCACCTTTGAGGCCGACACGTTTTCTTCTCATGTTGGCGGCATTTTGCGCGGGAGACGCCAGCCGCAGATTTGCAATTCGATTGTCCGAAGGATCACCGTTGATGTGATCCAGTTGCTTTGGCCATTCATCG